CAAAGTACAAGGTAGCACGTATGATAACGTCTATGTACTGGAGAATGATATCATGACATTCCCTGGTGGACCAGAGCAGGTAAACAGAATGATGTACACGGCAGTGTCAAGACCTAGAAAGAAGCTGATAATATTCAACGCAGCAGGTATAGGTAGCGTGAGTGCAGCAGTACAAACTCCTACAGGACTGAAGTTCCGCCCTGGCTCACAAGTACAAGAGGTGCTTGACAATAAAGATAAAGGTTGTAAACAATAATTATAGATATACCCCAAATGGCTTGTAATATTTTCCGCAATGATGCCGGTGCTATCACCAGAGTAACAGCTCCAAACGGTAAGGACTCAGTACTCTTTCAGGATCTCCTGAAAGCAGTACGGGATCCAGAGGAGGCAATACAGTTATGGGCCCAGGTATATACTCCATCATTTAAAAACTGGTTTGGAGATTGGGAGAAAGGTAAGGGTTCTAAAGTAGTGGATCAGAATGGAGAACCCATACTGGTTTACCACAACAGTATGAGCCCAGGCATAGAGAAGTTCAATACATATGTCTCTTACTTTACAGATAGCCCTGAGTATGCTAAAACATACAAAGGAGGTATCTCTGGTAAGAATCAGTACTTAGCATTTCTAAATCTTAAGAACCCATATAATGCACCTTCCCCATTAGCAGATGTACCGTATGAAGTTCATGTTACTGACGAGTTTACGGCTCCTAGAATAGTTAAGCAGGATGTACAAGATGGGTATAGAAACAGTAATGATGGTGTCATTGGCGTTGATGCTGGACAGACACTGGGTAAGACATATGTAACGTTTGAGCCAAACCAGGTATTTATCCTGGGAAGTAAGCAAAATGTAGACGGTAGAGAACAGTTTGTTCCCTCAAAAGCACTACTGGGTTCAGTAGAAAAAGACATAGAAGATGAAGCTACTACAGAGCAGAAGGTGTTAACCTTTCTAGCTAAGATAGGTGTGAGTTATAATGCAGTAAGTCAAGTCAAGGACAGTAATGGCAATCCTATAGGTGCAATTGCTAAGGCTGACATGCTAAATAAAGTCATAGAAGTAGTTGAGGGTAGAGCAGATGCTTCTACGCTTCCGGAGGAGGCGGCCCACTTCTTTGTCAATATGCTACCAGAAGATTCTCCATTGCTTAAAAACATGATGGAGAAGATTACTTCTTTTCAGATCTACACAGACACAGTACAATCTTACAAGAACTTACGTGAGTACCGTAATGCGGATGGCACAGTAAACTTCAAGAAGATAAAGAAAGAGGCAGTGGGTAAAGCCATTGCTTACCATATGTTACAACAAGAGTTAGGCAATGAGACCCAGGCAAAGATGGGTGTACTTGCTCAGCTATGGAGACAACTATGGGATTATGTTACTAATATTTTTAGCCAAGTAGAAGAGAATCCTTTTGACACTGCTGCTGGGCAAATATTAGAAGGCAGCTTGGAAGGACTAGGTGATATCAAGCCACAAGAGGGTATTTACTTCTCTATGGATAGTTCTATCAACAAGCTCCGTAATGACCAGGGTAGAATCAAGCTTGACAACTCTATTGACAAAGCTACTGGACAGAAGCGTCACGTCTACATGGTAGATGGTAAAGCTGTTAAGAAGACAGTAACTACTACCAAGGTAGATGCTTACTACAAGAAGATCTTCCCTAATGACCGCCGTGATGAAAGACAAAAGGAAGTTGACCTTCTTAAGGCAGAGTACGGTGATGTTATCCATGAGATGATGGAAGCCCTGATAGGCAGCTATGTAGATCCTGCAACCGGATACATCCGTGATGAGCAAGGAGCTATTGATCACCCTCAGGCGGATAGTGAGTTGATGCGTAAGTTAAATGACTTCATTTTACCTATGCTTCAGTCTTACCCACCGAACACTGTCTTCATGACAGAGGTTAGGGTATACGATGCTGTACAGGATATGGCAGGTTCTGTTGACCTTATTGCCGTACAACCTGATGGCACCGTAGATATCTATGACTGGAAGAGCCAGGAAATTGCAAAATTGCAAACTGAACTGAAGGATTTTAAAGGACCTGCTTATAAGATCCAGTTGAGTGAGTACAAGCGTATCCTGCAGCAACAGTATGGATTCAAGAAGTTTGGTAAAGTGCGGGCTATCCCTATCAAGACCATCTACAACTACAAGAAGGTAGGCACTAACTATCAGCTTGAGTCTTTAAAAGACATTGAGATAGGTAACTTCGACAGTACCCAGATTGAAGAAGGCAAGAACTACTTGTTGCCTGTCACTATAGATGAGTCTACAGGAGACAAGGGTATTGACAAGTTGATCAAGCAACTAGAAGGTATCTACAAGAAGATTGAGCAGCGTAAGTTCAAAGCCTCTGAGTTATTCATTCAGAAACAGGAGCTTGCCCGTTACCGCAATGCCATTCGTGACTTACAACTAAGAGGTTCCCTGGAGCGTTTTATCTCCCTGGGTAATGCAGAGGCAGGCCGCTACAATAAACTATTGCAAGAGGGCACACTGTCTTCTAAAGACGTGCGTATTGCAAGAGAGGTGTTACAGGTATTCAGCTCTACTGCCGGTATCCTGAAACAAGCTCTTACTGACCTAAAGAAGGTAGTAGATGAGATGGATGATCCGCAGGCAGAGATTGGCTACCGTAAACTAATGGATGATTACAATAAAATGAACTCATCTGCTGCTGCAGTGCTGGTTAGTGTAGAGGACGAGATGAAGGACATGGCCATTACTATTGCAGAGCGTGAGGGTATTGAGAACTATGACAAAGCAGAAAAGTCTGTAGGAGGACTGGCCGGTTGGTTTAACTCCTTAAGTACTATGGCTTCTAAGGGTCTGAAGACTTTCTACCTGATGTTAAGAGGTGTGCAAAACAAAAGAGATGCCCAGTTTGACGAGATGAATGCAGAGCTGCAGACCTTACGTACTAACCTGCTTGACTGGGGTAAGAAGAAAGGACTGGCTGGAGAGAAGCTCTTTGATATGATGCTAGATTTTAAAGGAGGTAAATGGACAGGTAACTTTTTAAAAAAATATGACAGCGAGTTCTATAAGAAGAGAGATGAAGCTATTCGTGCAGGAGACACTAAGTGGCTTATTGAAAATACTAGGTATGACAAAGAAGTGCAAGAAGCTTTTGAAAAAGAAAAAGCACGGAAGCTCGAGTATTACAAGGAAGTTGTGCTGTCTAGTGACCCAGAAGAAAACCAAAAGTTAGTTACAGCTGCCTACCAAAGATGGGTACAGACTAACAATCCACGTAATGAGGATGGTAGTGTGAACCTGGATGCTTATTTAAACCCAAGAAACAAGTTCTTAAAGCCTTCAGAGAATTGGCAGACTAGTTCTTGGATGGAGATCAACAAGACAGAAAACAAGCCAGTCTTGGATGCATACTTGTATTTCCAAAAGTTACTTAGACATTCTGAACAACTGGGTATGCTAGATGACTTCTCACCAGAGTTTATTCCTTCTATGTTCAAAACCAAAGTAGACCAGATGGTCTTTGGTAATTTTGCAGGGATGTTCAGTGGTGCTGGTATGTTTGAAAGTCTGGCAGTAGACTCTGGTTCAGAGTACTTCCCGGATACAGATCCTGTAACAGGAGAGGTGCTTAACCGTATTCCTGTATTCTTTACCAGAGATATTGGTACAGAGCAAGAGGATGGTACTGCAACCTATGAGAAGAAGAGCCGTGACTTATTTAAAGTATTCTCAATCTGGGGAGCTCATATGTATTCTTATGAAGCTATGCAGACTATTGAGGATGACGTACAACTCTTAACCTTGGTAGAAAGAAACAAGGAGAGCCTGGTGACTAACATCTTCAATGAGGCTAAGCGTGATGCAGATGGTAAGCTGGTAACTAAACCAGGTAATGAGCGTAATGCTAAGCTCTTGAATGACTTTGCTAACTTCTACCTGTACAACAGAAAAGGAGGAGAGCAGTATGACTTCAAGATCAATATGTTTGGTAAGACCTTCAGTGCTCAAAAGAGCTTCCAGTTCTTACTAGGATTTTTTAGTTTGAAGACACTGGCTCTAAACCCATTGTCTGGGTCAGCCCAGTTTGTAGGTGGTACCGGTAATGCATTCTTACTAGGTTCTAAGAAGGTCCTGTTTAACAACAAGGACTGGACAGAAGCCATGTATGACATTACCCGTAAGGATGACAAAGCTATTGGCTTGTTAGACCACTTCAACTTACTACTGGAAGATACGAAGAGAAAGAGAAGTGATGAGCTTAGTGTATCTAAAGCTGCAGGACTATTGACTGTGGACAACATGTATGTGTTCCAGCGTATTGCTGATAAGGGCGTACAGTATCCAGTAGGCGTGGTAATGATGAAGAACTACATGGTTGATGAGAACGGTAAGCTTGTAAACATTACTGCTTACGTCAAACAACAAATGGGTTATGAGAACTTCTACAACTTGTCTAAGGCAGAGCGTGCAGAGATGCAATCTAAGATTGATGAGGAAGTAGGTAAGTTAAAAGCTGAGAAAAGTATCTATGCCACTGCAGAAATTGTAGATGACAAGATGGTAATCCCTGGTGTCGAGCCAGGTGGTGAGAATGCAGAAGCATTCAGAGCTGCTGTAAAGAAAGCTTACAAGATCATCATTGGTAACTCTACCTCAGATGATATAAATCTGATCCGTACTACTGCCTTGGGTATGTCCCTGATGCAGTTCCGTAGCTGGATCCCGGCCATGGCTAAGGAGCGTCTGGGTGAGTTGTACAAAGATGAGGACTTAGAAATGTACCAGTATGGTAAGTTCAGAAGCTTCTTTGGGGAGCTATTCTCTAAGCGTATGCCAACGATGATGAAGTCATTGGTACTTGGCTTCGGAGATGATGCAATTGAGGCCGCAAAAGCCAAGTATCAGGAACTGAAGGCTGAGGCTTTTGAGCAAGGAGAGGAGTTTGAAGTGACAGAAGCAGAGTTCATTGACATGCACATTGGTAACCAAAAGAGTACCATGCGTGAGATCATGATCATTATTGCATTCTGGATGATGTTACTAGCAGTTAAGCCAGGGGATGATGATAATGAAGACTACAAAGGTCTGCGTAAGTATATGGCCAGAGGTCTAGCTAAGTACCTACAGGAATTTGCATTCTACTACAACCCTATTGAATTCACCAGCTTGATCAAGTCTCCATTCCCTATTATCTCTTTGGCAGAGGACTTCTACCGTTTCATTGGCAACAGTGCCAGACAAGGGTATGGTTTTGCAACAGGAGATGAGAAGTTGATGGATGCAGCTAAGCCTTTGAAGTATCTATTCAGGATAGCCCCTATCACCAAAGAAGCTGTACAGATGACAGCAATCTTTGATGATGACTTCAGAAAAGAGTGGGGCATCAGAATACAGTAAAAAAGAAAGGAGGACTAAACATCCTCCTTTTTTCTTTCACCGTAGTAACCAATTGATAAGGTTAACAATGCTATTCCTATGGTAAAGACGTAGGCTGTTTTGTCCATATCTACACCATTTCTTTCAACTATGCAGTCAAACTGCTTATACTCTATGCCGAACAGAGCTTTGTCTGCTGGCAATACCTCTAATGTGCATGCTACCATGTAGTAATTGGTTTAAAAGATAAAATACTGGGTGGCAGGGATCTGCCGTCATACAATTGTACTTGCCACAATACAGATAGTATTGCTTACTTATAATACCCTTAGGATACATTCATTAATAAACCAAAGGATGATAAACCAAAGAAGCATATTTACAGACAGGATAAAGATCCAGGATATAATAAACCCCCAGTCTATTTGCTTTAAAGTTTTCATGAGTCTCATGAAGCTAAAATAGAGAACTTATTTGAGTTCTACAAATAAGGTCTACAAATATTTTAGGTCTACCATAAGCTGCTGTACCTTAGCAAGTAACTCATCCAGAGTACCGTCATTAGTGATCACATGGTCGAAGCTCCAGTCATCCAGGGCAGTCTCACTAAGGTGGGTACCTTTTTCCTGGTTTGGTCTTTCTACCCGGATCACTACACCACCACGATCTTTAACTGCTTGAGCTTCATTAGGAAACCGGCAGTCTGTTAGGATCCATTTAGGGAACAGCTCTTCCATGTCTTCTTTGCTCATCCGGTCACTATATCCACTCATGTCCTGGGTGTAGTCTGCAAATAGTGCATTGACCCATACATTTTCGTGCAGACAGTCCCGCATACATTCCGTACCTACCTTTTGTAGAAGTTCACGGACCGTCATACGGTGCTTTTGCTCGCCATCATAGGGACCAGTAACCATCCTATCCCACTCTTCACTTAAAAAGGTCTTCTTAAAGTCTTGGTCTTCAAACTTATGGGTGCTTATACCTGTCAGTATAGAGGCTACTTCCTTTAGCTTGCCGGCAAACTTCTTGATTTCCCAATCTGTGTAATAGTGTCCATCAAAGTACCGAGGATCTGAGCCACCATTGTTCTCCTTGAACTGTTGGAAAGATCTGTACCTGCCATTAGGATTACTGCACGGGCTGGTAAAATACTGCATCATCTGGCCTACGGTATCCTTTCCGGATCCAATATGCCCACTTAAAGCAATGAGTGTCATAGGGGTTTGGTTTGGTTTTCTATAATGAAGGGTTGCTTGCCTTTATAACAGTCCTGTGGCAGCCCTAAATGTTTCTTGAAGCTGTTGATACAGCCTTGGATATTATCGGAGCCTACAGGGTTATGAGAATGCACAGCACAGGCTTTTGGAACCAGGTTGTTGTCCTGGCAGTATTCTACTAACCACATAGCACAGTGCAGCCCGGTTTTCTCCTTGTACTTAGCGTACTCTGGAGTCTGGAACCCGTACTGGCGCACCTGGTCATAATAGTCATTGACGTGCTCCTGGCCCAGGTCATGGTCAAAAGAGATCAGGTCTGGTATTCCATGCTCTGTGACGTAGTTTACAAACTGGTCATAGTCCCTGACAACTACCCAGGGGTCATAACCTGCTAAGACAGATGTTGGTGTTCTCACATCATCAAGGTAAAGGCACTTCTTCTTAGGGATTTCCATTGGATACGGAGTTTAGTTGGTTCTTTAAATCATTAACCTCAGCTTGCATTTGTATGATGGACACTTGGCACTTGGCATTTTCCATCTGCAAGTCTGACATAGCTTTTCTGGTTTCAGCTATGTAGTAGTCTAAGCCTGCCAGAGTCCCGCCAAAGTCAAATGTTGCTGGTATTTGAGAGATGATCTTTCCATCCAGCATAACACTAACTTCTAAATGCAAAGAGTTAGGGATTCGACAACTGATATCATAGTATTGAGCATCTTGAATTCGGTTGCCATCTGAAGTACTATACTTATTTCCATAAGGCAGTGCTGTCATAGATGCCTGTGTTACCACACGCAGGTGCTTGCCCAGCCAGTGGGCCATTTCATCATGCAGGAAGAACTTTGGTTCTGGGTTATCTGCATTGTCTATAATTTGATCTAACATTCATAGGATTGGTTATGGAAAAAAGGAGGTGAGAAAAACAAAAAAAACTCACCTCCAGTTTCCGTTAGCTAACATTGAACACCTGAATACCCATAAGAGCAATGATCTCTCCTGCAAGGACTCTTTGAGCGCACTACATGTTTCAAATTGGCACCTGCTATGCAGGCTGGTGGGATGACATGTAGTTGCCTGGGTAAACATCACTCTGGAATGTGTTCCAACCAGAGGTTATTTCCTTGCACCCGCATTTAAGATCTATTTACCTGTGGAGCCATGTCCACCTGTACCTCTCTCTGTTTCTGATAGTTCATTTACCTCTGTATACTGAATCAGTGGTACTGGTACAATGACTAATTGGGCTATGCGATCACCTACTTTATACAGATCAGCAAACCATTCTTCTCTAGTAAGGTTGAATGTTACCATAATTTCTCCTCTATATCCAGAGTCAATAACTCCTACAGAGTTGCTCATAATTAATGGAACATTACGTACAGAAGAACGTGGGAAAATTAATCCCACCATTCCTTCTGGTATTTCTACTGCTACGCCTGTACCATATACAACCTGACCACCACGGGATGTGTCAATGCTTGTTGCTACAAGATCTGCACCGGCATCACCAGGCTTTCCAAACTTAGGTGCCTGTGCTTTAGGTACTAGTTTTTTATAATGTACTTTCATCAGGTATTGGGTTGTTTAGTTTCGACTTTTTCTTTATCAGCAGCCCATTACACTTCTTCTGCCAGCCTCCACCATGCACTTGTATCATGGGTACTCTGCATTTGTTGTACTGAGCCCTGCGGATCTCATGTTCATTATCATCCAGGTGCCAGACAAAGCTGGTCCCTATCAGGTAAGTATACTTCCACTCCATGCAGGTGAACCTGACTTTGTGGCGGGGTATACCTAACCGGTCTACCACTTCCCACAAGTCTTCCATTGTGGGAGGGTAGTCCATTGCATATTTATGCAGGTGATTTTCATCATACCTTGTTGTCACCACCCAGACATCTACGCCCTGAGCCAGAAGCTCTTTGGCGTATTCTTGTACATGGGGATGAGACAAGGTGTGGTCAAAATCAAAGGATACTTTTAATTGATCCATAGTGTCTTACAGATAGATAACAGTGCTGTCAGAGGTATCAAAGGCTTCCTCTTCATAAGCCTCTACAACAGGAATCTCAAACACAGGGGCTGCCAGTGTCTGGGTACTCAAGGTGTAGTCTTCCATAAACAGCTTGTGTACGGCACCGTGGTTATGGATATACTGCAGGGGATGAGATTCTTTGAGAGCCAGGGTCACATGATTATACAGGGACCAGGCAGAATCTTTGTCTGCATTATAGTTGAAAGAAGGTTTGTCCAGCTCACGCTTTACAATACCCAGTTGTGTCAGGGTAAGGATCTCCTGATCAGCAAATAGCCTACCCAGAATAGACGCACGGTCTTTTTTACCCAGGATCACGTCTTTCATCACTTCTTTGTCTTTTACCAGTTGATTGTAGTGCAGCATAGCATTACTTAACTGGAGCTGGATGTGTTGCAGGGCTTCTTGGTCTGCAGTACCCGTATGCTTACGAGCCCAGCTTCCCATATCCCCTGAGATCACTCCATTGTCACACACGAACACATGGGCCCCAATGGCACACTTGAACCGTGTGGATTTATCATAACTATTTGTCCAGGCAAACATCAGTCCCATCTCCGGGTCACCTTCAAAATCAAGGTGGTAAATACCCTGGACAATGTCACAGTTGCGTGCTTCTTTGTAGACTTCATTGCGGATAGAGAACCCGCGCTTATTCATCTCCTCATGCGTAGCGTCAATGACGAACTGGTGAGGGATAACTGTATAGGTGCCGTTGTCATATTGAGGAAGGTTTTTCCTAGTAACGGCTTCCCTGCTTGCAAATGTTGTTTTAACTGGCATTACTTAAATTTTATTATTTTTTCCAATAAGGACTTAGCTCTGGCTCTGCCTTTAGAGGTACCCTTTTACAGAATATCTCACCGGCATCACACATACTTTTCTCTACCATCTTGGAGATCTCGTCCTTCATTTCTAAGGGACACTCCAGGACGTTCTCATCATGCACGGTGTTGACAAACTTTACTATACCAAAGAGGTTGTTCTTTACGATATAGTCAAAGATGTATACACAGGAGATCTTGGTAATCTCTGCTGATGTACCCTGAATAGGGAAGTTCAAAGACTTCCGCTCTATGTCTCCTTTGTACATGAAGTACTTGGAGACTTTGTCTTTCAGTGTTGCAAACTCATAGCTGTTCTTTGCTTTAGCCTCTCTGTAGTTGGTCCAGAACTTCTTGTCCATCTCTTCTTCTAACTTTTTATAGTCATCAAAGAAGGGTAGGAAGCTCTTGCGCTTGGTGATATCATTAATGAGGATATAACCGTCTGAGAGACCTTTCTGCTTGACCTTGTCAAAGTAGGCTCGTAGCCCTGGAAAGGCTGCAAAGTAGGCGTCATAAATCTTGTTACCTTCTTCTAAGGGAATGCCCAGGTTATCTGCAATGGTAATGCCTTGTCCACCATAGTTGATGGCAAAACCTGCAGACTTAGCTGCCTGTCTTTTAGACTTATGCTTGTCCTTGATTTCATCCAGGGTGAGTCCTTCTAGTTCAGGATACATCTTGGAAGCCACAAAGGAGTGCATGTCTGCCAGACCATTGTCATAGAATGCCAGTAGGTTACTGTCCATAGCCCGGTTAGCCAGTACGATCTGCTCTTGACCAGAATAATCTGAGATGATCAGGGTGTTACCTGGTTCTGCTACAAAGCAGCTGCGGGTCCCTGGATCTGAAGGAATATTCTGGAAGTTGATGTAGGCTTCTCCTGTACTTCTGTCTTTACCTCCTGAGGAGATACGGCCAGTGTCCAGGATCTGTTTGAACTGGGTATGTAGTCTACCTGTCTTAGGGTTGATCTGCTTGATGAAGCTGTCTCCATAAGTGCTGGTTACTTTCTCTGCTTTCTTATAGTCCAGGTACAACTTGACCAGCTCGTGGGAATGCTTTGCAATAACAGATGCCTCCACGCTCTTTTTGGTAACCCCTTTTTCTACCACGGTACAGTCTATACCAATGGATTCAAAGAGTTCAATTACCTGGTGAGAAGAGGACCAGTTGACAGAGCATCCCACGGGCTGGAACATGTCTAGCTGTGAGGAGATAAACTGACTCAGCTGGTTAGCCATGACCCACTCATTGAGTTTGTCCAGGCAACCATCCAGCCGCTGTTGATCCTTGGCCATTTTGTCTTGCCACTTCTGCTTATCCAGCTTGAAACCGCAGTACTCAATGTAAGCCAGGCAGGGAGTAAACCTGTTCTCTAGGTTCAATGCACCTACCAGGTCTTTCTCTTTGAGTTTCTCTAGTTGTTTTTCCCTGATGGTTCCCAGGTACTTCACGTCATCAGCTGCATACTTGAGGACCCTTTCAGATAAACCTTCCTTCTTAATGTTAGTCCGGATGGTTTTGTCCAGGGTTACCCCGCAATACCGCTCGGCCAAAGCATCAAGACCTGCCCTTACCAGGTTATCTCCACAGTTGATGACTTTCTCTGCCACAAAAGTGTCATAGATCTTAAGGGGATGAATACCCTGCTTATAAAGGAACTTCAAGTCAAACTTCAGATTCTGCCCAATGATCAGGGTGTCTTCTAAGTATGGCTTCAAGAACAGTGTATTCAATCCCCTGCAGTCAATCACAAACTGGTCCGTCTCATTACCTACTTGGATACATAGGAGCTGCTCCACGTGTGGATCAAACCCCGTAGTCTCGGTATCCAGGCTAAGTATAGTGGCAGATTGGAGATAAGTGAGCAGTTCAGCTCTGGTACAGGTAGTATACAAGGCACTCTGGGGAATGTCTGTGTTTTCTGTGTATACTTTGATCATAGCGATATATTAAAAAAAGGGAGTGTTTAGCTCCCTTCTTAACAGTACTGGACAATTATTAACCTTCAACAGGCTGGTTTTCACTAGGAGCAGCAAATGCAAATCCTAATACCATTTGGTATGGGAAGGAGTCTGCATTCAGTGCAAACAAGTTGATGAATTCAGTGATCTCTGATAACTCTTCAATGAAGTATTCGTAGAAGGTCTCTAAAACTCTTCTCTCTTCAGCATAGTCTTTGTTACCTGTTCTCTTGTTCTTCAAAGGGATAACACTGCCTGTGTCATCTAACTTCGGCATCATATGGAAGGTTTGCTTCTTCTCTTTAGAGATGACAGCCAACACTTTATTGTCTACATCAAAGATTACCTCATTGTAAGGTGCATCCGCACTCACTGGGATCAACTTGAATGTTTTGTGCTCTCCCCAAGTTGAGGATACCAGCATCATTGTTTTTTGCATAGGGTGTTTGGTTTTAAGTTCTACAAATTAAAGAGCTTTTTTGGAGACCTCCAAATCTTCTACAATAATTTTTAATTCTTCTTGTTTGGGGTCATACTTGTCACAAAGTTCTCCCACACTTTCTAGGAGCTGAGGGTGTACATTCAGCAGCTTAGCATACAGGTCAAAGTACCTGTCTGGATACAGATAGGTATCTATGTACTTGTACTCAGCAGAAGTTTCTCCGTAGTAAGTACGGATGATCTTCTTGAGCTTACTGCTCAGCTTGGAGTAATGTCCTGCCAGGAAGTGATTATAGTCCTCTTCAAAGCCTTCTAGAGAAAAGGTATAAACACCATAGCCATCCCTGCAGTTCTCGTCAGACAAGAACAGGGGATGGCTTAGGAGATAGCTTACCTCAAAGTCAATGAATACAGGCGTGTCTTCCTTTTTGTACACCAACATCAGCTTCTTATCCTGCACACTGTGTTTATCTTTCCAGCTCACATACACTCCGGCTGGAGGAAACTGTGCTGTCTTGGATATACCCAGGATAGGGAATAAGAAAGTCTTGGATTTTTGAAAATACTTTCCATATAAGGATGTAATCATCAGTAGTGGGGTCTATAACACCACTAGCTTATTTTGCAAGTCATAGGGCAAGCCATACTGCTTTTGCTCATAATGCCAGCGGGCCTTTTCTAATTCATTATGTAATCGGGTAACCCATGAAGTCATGGTGTCATTGCTTACAGGAAAAGGATAGGTCATGAAGTTGCGGTCAATAGCAATGAACCGGAACTCTATAGTGTAACCTTGATCCAGTAAGTCAGCATGATGAATGCCTACAAGGGTTTGATACATGGCTGCCTGCATCCAGTAGTTCCAGTACTCAATACTCTCAGGGAAATTGATCAGCTCTTTTGCAGTGGTCTTTATATCATTAATATAAATAACCTTCTGCTCATGATCAATAACCAGGTTATCAACAATTCCCTTGATACCGAAAGGATAAGAAGGTAACTTCCTGACTACCAGCAGTTTCTCATTGTGGATATCTTTGTAGTCAAAGTCTGTGGTACCAAGACCGATCAAGTCACACACTTCTTGATTCTGTTTGATAATTTCCACGGCACCTTTGCAGAACTCCATGCTCTCAAAGTCCACTAATGTCTTACCTTCTTTGATTTTCAGAAACGACCAGTATGAAAGAGTTTCAGGAGTAATTACTTTGTCCAGTCTTTTCTGGTCTCCGGTTACTCCAGTCTTCTTATCATCCACTAAAGTCTGGTAGTAGTTCATGTCAACCATGACATCCAGAATTGCGTTACCAAATTGATCCAGGAATTCACGCTGGTCTCCTGAGTTCTTCAACTCCAGGTGGTGTGCGTAGATTCTGTCAATAATTTGCTTCAACTGTCCTGAAGGGAGGTTGGTAGGAGAGACAATGAAGTCATCTTCAAACTTCTCCGGTTCTAATAACAATGCATGGATCATCTTACCCTGCATCAGGTGAGCATCTGTCTTCTCCTCTTTCTGTCCAAGGACATACATAGAGTAAAACACAGGAGGATTCCACATCAACTTGCTTAAGCTGCTGTAGCTGAACTGGAATTCTTTTTCATAAAAGGCTTCAGTAGCCTGGTCGTAGGATTCTTGAATCAGAAGGTCTAGTTCCATGTCTCTATTTTTTAGTGAAGTACTCCCCTTTGGTGTACGGTCTTATTTCTTTGTCTAGTAGACGGATGTTGTGCTGCTTGCGGTAGGCTATTTCCTTGATGACAATGTCTTTAAACCATTGTACAATTCCATAGTCCAGCAAGTTGCTTAGGTGTCCGTCTGTCATCTTACTAGGAGAGATATAGGAGAGCGGTTGCATACCATCTCTGCCTCTTGTACCCCAGTGTGCATGGTCTCTTACAATTTCAAAGTCATCATCTACTGTATAGATAATGTTCTTGATCTTGTCCATGTCTACTGCACCGTAGCGGGCGTATTCGTTACCGCCGTCAACCATAGCCTGGTTAGGACAACTACAGGTCTTATAATCATGTCCATAGTAGGACACGAGTAACTCATGACACTGCAGACACTCTACAGCATTGTATACAATCTGGCTATTTGGATTGGAACGGGTAGACTTAGGCTCTTGAAAAGCTTTCATGTCTATGGGGTCCCAGAGCTTGTGCTCTTCCATAAATGCCCGGATCTTCTTTGCTGTTGACTTGTCTTTAGTTGTAGACTCTATAGCTTCTATAAAGTCAATTAATACATCTGCACTTATCATTTTAGTCTAGTTTTTCACTGATCTCTTCTGGCAGATAACCTAACAGGTTTTTCTTGGGAAGAAACTCCAGTAGTTCATAGATGGCAGTTACATCCCCCATCTCAAAGTCTTCTCTCATCTGTTGAATAACAGCTTCTATAATTGGATCTTCCATCACTTGCAGTTCTCCATATCTCGGGAATAAAAACGGCCCAAGATGTTTCCGTTATAAGTATTAGGCATCTTCAATACATCCAGCCTCACCTGCCAGGCAAGCTCAGCATAGGACAAGTATTTCTTTGAACAGCACAGCTCAAGGATCTCTCTGTGGAATTGATGGGCACCTTGTTTTTTTACATCTGCCTGCAGGTCTTTAGAAGAACCGTAGTACTTCATCCAGTCTGACTCTTTCTTGATGTATTCAAACGTTTTGCGGGTGCCTGTTGCTTTCTTTTCCTTCAGGCTGATCTTCTTCTTACGCGTAGTGTACAAAGACTTCTTGCCGATGTAGATAGCTCCTGTCTGCAGATTGGTGATCTTATAGACAAAGCCGGTGAGATGTTGGTAATTAGGTAGTTCTTCTATAGAGGTTACATAACCAATAGGGGAGAGCCACCAGTCTTCTTTTTTTGCTGATTGTAGCATAGGATAAGGTCTCTAAAGTTACTGCGGTTCTTCAATCACAATCTTCCTGTTGATAAGAGGCACCAGGTTATACACAGTCTCCAGCGGACCATAGTCACGCACGGTATCTGCTAAGTCCTTGGCCATCTTCAGGTGTACAAAAGGGATCTGGTGCTGGTCATAATACTTCAGCATGGCTTTGATACCAGCTTCGTCATTGTCAAACAGGGTGACAACAGACTTGTACCTTTTCTTCAGGTCATCCAGGATCTCTTTCTTGATGGTTGTGTTCTCTGAATCAGGGGCAATAACATCAATCTTCAGTTTCAGGCTCTTTAAAGCCATTAAGTCTTTGAGGGAGGAGGCAATGACCAGGTACTGGTGCGTATTGCCCAGCTGTTCATAGCCCTGGATATAGTCCTGGACCTTGATGAACTTCTTGTCCATTACTTTAGGCTGGTAGATCTTGTACAGTTCCCCGTTGCTTTTGTAATAGCCATAGATCAGTGGTCCGGATATCTCCAGTTCCTTGACCTCTCCGTCTTCCTCTTTACTCATAGTGTAACATAACAGGGGCTTGACGTTGTGAGCTTCCAGCATCCTGGATCCAATGTTGAATTTGGTCCAGAAGTATTGGTCAGCAGTTGTCCAGCCACGGGTAATAGCTTCTGTCACTTTGTACTTTTTGTGTTCTTTGAACTCTTGTACATCATAACCGCCATTATTGTGCAGCACATACTCATTGTAATGCTCTACAATATCCAGGGAAGCCTGGAAGTAGTTCAGCCCCTTCAGCTCTTTTACCAGCGTATAGGCATCACCACCACGGTCTGTAGAGAAGTCCTTGAACTTGTACTGACTCTTCTTCTGATCATAGTAGATACACATACTCGGAGTACGCTCCTTAGGGTTGAAGATGCTCTTGATCTTGAGGTCTTGTCCCTGGAGTTTCTCCGGCAGCTTACAGTAATATTCAAATATCCATGCAGCCGGTACTTCCTTCACATTAGATACTAGGTTCTTTGTCTTTAGCATGACATTACTGTTAAAAATTGTGGGAGAAAATGAAGGGTAGAGAAAGATTCCCTACCCTTACATGGACTACACACAATCTGGTCTACATATTACAAATCAAAGTCATTGTTATTCATTGGCTCAAAGCTGGTAACAGGTTTGTCTTCCTTTGGAGCAATGATGTGTGCTGTCTCTGTGAACGCATACAGGTTACCAGACTTGGCACCAGCAGCTTCATAAGAGATCTTACCCTGGCGTGGATATGGCAAGAACAATTCATAGGCAGTGTAACCACCTTTGTCCTTGTAACCACGACCTGCAACACACAGATCAAGATACTTACCACGGAATACCTGAGTAGCAATAGCAGGTAACTCTTCAATGCGGGAGATAGCAGCAGCATCTACTGTGTTATCCAACTCCTCACGAAGACCCAATGCATTTGCAATACGGGTAACAGCGTTAAGAATATCATTGTCACGGTTCTTTTGGATACCTGTCTTAGTTACACCATCTTCGAAAGAGTGGTACTGGAACTTCACACGGCCTACCTGGCCCAAGTAACGACCACCATTAGGGTTGTCCTTGTTCAATAAGAAGCCTTCAAACTCAGGTCCGATAGGCTGAGTCTCCATGTTCAGTACCAAATTATAGGCACCTGTGTTGGCATGGTTGTATCCTTCTGTCAATTCAACTGAGTTGATCTTGGCAGTTACATTGCCTGGACCCATTTTTGAGTTGATTCTTCCTGTTCCTGCTGACTCCTTTACGTTTCTTGTACTTAACATAGTTCTACTTGTTTTTTATGATTACTTAATAAATACTTTATCCCAATAGGTTACCAAACCCTGGTCAGTCATTTCTGACACTACCAGTTCCTGGTTGCGTAGGTGATTGGGTCTTGCACCACATGCAATTTCATCTGTCGTTTTAAAGCTCAGGATGTTCTGATTACCCTTACGGTACAGGTAGCCAATAGCATCTGAGTTAGAAGTAGTGATGCGCTTGATCTTGCCTGTAAGGTCAAGGTCCATGGCATTTACTTCTGTTCCGTTTTTGTCGATCATAGTGTCCTTTACGTGTCCTACAAGGATAACTGTAGGGGCAAGGGTTTTGATATAGTCAATGACTTTACCAAAGGCTTCTCTCAAGTAAGGATAGCCGGCACCGTTAGGCAGGTTAAGCAATGAGGTATACTCTGCTTTGCCTTTAGTGAACCAGTTCTTACCCATAGAGGTCTTCGCATAGATCTGCTCTGCATATGGCAGGCACATCTCTTCCAGTGCTGTGATAGTATCCACAGCAATAAACTTATAAGGCTTTCCAGCTTTGATAATCTCTGTACCTACAGCTTTTAACTCAGCCACAGAGTTTACTTTTAGCTTCATAGCAGCAACATAGTCCGTACCATGCTCAATGTCCAGGATCAAACAGTCTGGTAAACCAGCTAATAACTCAGTCTTGCCTACTTTAGGCTTAGAAAAGATGATGAGGTTCTTAGGGTTTTGTGTCACTGCCGGCACTGGTTTAGTTGGTAGTACAATCTTGCTGATAGCTGGAGCCGGTGCTGCAACAGTTGCAGTGTCTCCTTCTTCTTCTGACTCTTTCATGTTTATTTTCTCCTTTTATTTATTTCTCTGATCTTCTCATTTAAGTAACCTTTGTTACTAATAGGCTCACATTGCATAATGGCCAGTACGTCCAGTATGGTGAGCTTCTGATAGTGCTCGTCTTCAGCAGGTACAAATGCATCCAACTGGTCTGTCTTCAGCAATTTGTCTTTCATGATGGCAGCAGAGGAAGTGTTAACCACATCAGCCTCTTCTACCGGATAGTAATACATCTTTCTGTCTGGCTCTTCGTAGCCATTGGTGCGGTTCTTGTCCGCTTGTTCCTCATACTCTTCTTCGTAGGCAGGATTAGGGCGGATCCAATACAGGGTACGCTTCTTATCCTGTGGTACATTGCTTGAGTCTGTGATCTCAAACAAGAACCCGTTAGGCATCTTATTCAGCTGGTTACCAAATGCAGTAATGACTTTTCTGCCATTGTACATAAAGGCAACTTTTCCATCAAGACATGCTTCTGGGATACCCAGATCATGCAAGGTTTGCTTGTGATACTCTCTAATAGCTTTTCGGTTTTCAGCTTTGTCCTGTGGCTTAGGTTGTTCCTGCACAGAGTAGCTTCCTGGTCTGTTATACATGTGTAATAATTAAGGATTTCTTGGTGTGAAAGTGGGCTTGTTACAGCTAGGTGGCGGACACTCCGTCATACGCATAGCCTTAAAGTCCCCATTGAAAAATAGCATCTTGTCTGGAGCTCCGTCCCTGGCTTTCAGTACATGAAGTACTACATGCTCAGGGCCTACCATCCACTCCTGAGGACCATAGGGAATGATGTTCTTTTGGAACGGTCTGTCTATGGCCAACATGATATCAGAGTGATTGTATAAAGCATCACCTCCATAGATATCTGAAGTAGTAGGGTAGTTACCGGCTCTTCCCGGTTTGCGTCTTTCCTGGTCTTCCACATCACGTTTCATTTGACTGAGTACAATGAACAGGACCGGAAGAGACTTCTTGAGTTCTGTCATCATACTACCCAGGTTGTGAAGCATAGCTGTCTCACTGCGTTCATCACCTACTTTTACCAGGTAAGAGTGGTCAATGGTTACAATAACAGGCTTCTTCACGGTGTTAACAAAGTCAATGATCTGCGCACGAATCTCAGCCACAGTCATCTTCTGGTCTATCTGGTAGATATCCCGGTGTTTGTTGGAATCAATGTACTCCTGCACCTTGTGAAGTACCTGAGTACTGACTTGGCTATGAACACTACCTAACTCTTTAATACTTAAATTGGTAAGTGCAGCAAACTCCCTAAGGGCAGTCTTTTCCTCTGTCATCTCAAACTGAAAATCCAGTACAGCAAAGTCTTGTGTAGGGTTTAATTGGTGCAGGCTGCGGGTGATCTGCAACATGATAGCAGTCTTACCGTCCCCGGATCTACCGCCAATGGTAGTAATGGTACCCCACTCCAGGCCACCCATGCCCACGTCATCTAGTTTTGCCCAAGGAGTTTTGAGTGATACCACTCGGCCCTCCTTGCGGTCCATCATATACTGGATACCTTTCCTGTGAAGCTGGTCCAGTCTTTTCCATTTTTGGGTAAATTTTACGTTCATGTTGATTAGAATTCCTCTGACTTTGTAGAAGTGGGAGGGTAAAAATAGAGAACTTGTGTCGAACTTGCAAGTAGTTCTACAAATAAATTATACAGCGGTTACATGGCTGTAATACAGGTGCTCATCACCCCTTTTGTAGTCAGGGTCAGACACCATTTCGCAGTAACTTGCCAGCTCACTCTGGGCATTTTTCATGATGAAATAGCCACTGGTCATCATATACATCTTGTCGTGCTCATACTTACGCAGGTATTCCTTTGTAGCCTTGATAATGATCTCCCAGGTGTAGTCATGTTCCTTAAAGAATTCAAGGAACTTCTTCTTTGTATCCGGCATGCTGAGGCGTGCTGGTTTGCCACTAGGCAGGTTGCCTTTGGGCCATAGTTCCCGGTACATTTCTATGTACGGGATATGCTCATCTCCCAGTAATACTTTTTGGGCTTTCCGCTTTGCTTTACCAACAGTGTTGTTGATCTCTACCAGCACACCTTTAGCGGCATCTGTGAGCTGGTTGTCTTCGGTAATCCATCCCCGCTGTTTACATACATTAGCTTCTGCCTTTGCATTGATTATTTCAGCCGGAACAATGTTTTCATGTATACAGTGGATCAAGTATAACTGGTTGGGACTCAGTCTGTACTTGATCAATGTGTTCCAGATGTCTGTATTCATTGTCAATAATTGTTTTGATAGAAATAAGGATATTGAAATAGTGTTGTCTTACTCGGCAATCTGTTTCCATTAGGTTCTCCAGGGTTTGTAGCCCGTGGATAATGGTGCTGTGGTCACGGCCAACACTACGGCCAATTGCACATAAAGAGTAGCCCATCAGGTAGGCAATTTTGTAATAGATGTAGCGGAGCTCCACTACTTCCCGGATCCTGATTTTGGTCCGGATACTTTGGATCCACTGGTGCTTGTTCATATAGGACAATGCATCCGGAAGGAACTGTCTATCAATGATATCCAGCAATTCATCTAATGAGGTCTTTCGTATACTGGTAGGAGTAGACTCCACATCCTGTATACTGTGGGTGATAACTTCAGGGTAGAAGCCTATTTTGTCAAAGAACTTCTCTTTGAACTCCCTGATTAATTTTTTCTGCAGGTTTAAAGAGTAACTGGTAACATCTTCCATAGTGTACTTTTTAATATAGTAAATAAGGTCTTTTGCTTTTTTTTCTGTATATTATATTGTAGAGGATTCTTACTACATTCTATACCTTCTCTCGCATAACGTCTACAAACATACATAAGTTCTACAAATATGGCAACTAGTTTAAACTATTATGCTCAAGCAGATGCATTAGGCTTCCCTATTCCGGGGGTTATGATGTCTGCTGCAGAAGTTCCTGCACAAGCAAATACTATTGAGATCACCAAAGAGATGACGCTTCCGCAGCATCCAGGTGGTTTGAAGTATTATGTACGCCTTGATAAAAATGGCAACATCATTCCAAACAGTTTGTTTGTGAACTATAATACTTTGACAGACAGTGATGTACTAAGTCTTCAACAGACTCCACAAGCTCCAGAGGCTCCTGCTCCTACAGGTATTGCTGTAAAAGTCAGCCGTAACCAGATGGGAGATACTGCAGCATGCGACTTGACTGAGACAAACCTGACAATCGAGATTACTTCAGGTACTTCAATGTCTGATGCTTTGACTATCACAGGTGATTTTGCAAGCTTGGGTGCTTATTTCACTCCAGCTGATCCAAATGATGGGATGGCTCAACCTCCTAGTTTCCGAGTTGCTTACGTAGTCAATGGTGTATCAAAGAGCCGTCAGTTTAAATTGACAGCTGTTGGTGTAGCAAGCGGTGCAGATCCAATGTTTGGAACTACACAAGAGACTAATTGTGAGTCTTACTGGATAGCTGATAGATATAACATTCAACTAGGATGTGATTCAACTATAGAGCAAGATCTTATTGTTGTAGATGACTCTGGTATTCTCCCTGTAGTAGGTAGATTCTACCACCCAGTAGGAAATTCTGGAGATACTTATGTAATCAAGTCTAGAACAACGCCAGGCATGGCTTCAGCAACTATTGAGCAACCTGGTTTTGATACTTGTGCTGCTTCATTTGTTTAACTAGATAAGTAAATGGCTACTAACAACTCTATCACTGCGGTAAAATCCTGGTTGTTTCCAAGTTTAGTGTCAATATTAGCTGCAGTGATTTGGCATGATGTCAATGAGATCAAGTCAGATGTTAAGGCACTGATGGCTCAGAGTAATATAGACAAGACCCGAATTGATAACCTGGAGCGTGCAGTATTCAAGACTGCAACTTTTTCTCCTGCTTTAGATAACCCTTTCCCTCCTGGTAAAGACAGTAAACCTCTAAGAGGTGAAATGGTAGGAGTACTACCGGATAATAACCTAACCCCTAAAAGATATGAAACATATTATTGATGAAGAAAAAACTTCATTTATAAGCATCTTCAAAGATGACAATGATTGGAACGAGAAGTCCATCATTGGTGCTATTGCATTTTTATTCATGATCATTGTAGTTGTAGTAGACTTAGTCACTGGCTACCTTGGCAGAGAGCTTGTCTTAAATGATTATGTCTTCAATGCACTAACAATTATTGTACTTGGCTGCTTTGGTATTTCTGGAGCTGAGAACATCATGGGCAAGAAGACTAAAAAAGAAGAAGACTTGTCTAAGTATACACCAGAACCAGAAGATAATGAAGGATAAACTATCGGGCCTCATCATTGTAGGCTTGGTAGGTATGCTGTTCTTTCAGAGACAGTGCTCCTCACATTCTGATGACACCCCAAAATCTGACACCACTGTAGTTGTTGATACCTTCTGGCGTAAGCCCAAGGATCACTTGGTAGTAAGAGAAGTACCGGTACTAAAAGAAATTGAAGTACCTGTTGCCTCTAAACCAGAGTACATTGCAGACACGAACTATCCTACACTTAAAGCACAATATGATGCTTTAGTTAAGTTGTTTATCCTGAAAAGGGTATACTCAGACAGTGTGAAGATAGATGACTTTGGTTACCTGTCTATCACAGACACAGTACAGGAAAATAAGCTTCTTAAGCGTAAGTACAGACATAATTACATGATTCCTGTAGTTACTAAGAATACAACTATTAACAATTATGCCAAGCCTAAGCGTCAGCTCTATGTAGGTGGAGGTATTAATATCAATAACAGTCTTGGAATTACTGGAGCCAAGGCTGGATTTATTTACAAAACTAAGAAAGACCAGCTGTATGGTATCTCTACACAGGTCAACTCACTAGGACAGATCTCTTATGGTGTAGAGTCATACTGGAAAATAAACCTCAACAAAAAATAACCATGTTCAAAAAGTACATCAGTTGGTTGTTTGGTGCTAAAGCAGTACCAGCAGCTCCCAAAGAAATTATTGAAGCAGTTGTTGCTCCCCTTGTAGAAATCCCAGATGCAGTAGCAGAAGCCATTGCAGAAGAAGCCGTTCCTGTTAAGAAGAAGCGTTACTACAAGAAGAAGAAGAAACCTACAGTTTAATCCCCCCATAACCCTATGTTACTTAAGAGAGGCTCAGAAGGAGAAGATGTAAAGAAACTCCAGTCCCTGTTAGGTGTGGATGTTATTGGTAAGTTTGGACCTAAGACTGAAGAGGCTGTTAAATCATGGCAGTCAGCTCATGGCTTAACGGCAGATGGTATTGTAGGTCCTGGCACATGGGCTAAGATGTTTCCAACAGCTGGTGCTCCTGCACCTGCAATGGTAGCTCCTCCAGCTCCAGCCCCAGTATCTATTCCTTCTAACAGTGGTTTTAAATTAGAAAAGCTAAGAGGGCATATCCCTGATCATGTGATTGCACAGATCCCGGATACTGCAGCTCGTTTTGGTATTACTACACCTTTAAGACTAGCACACTTCCTGGCACAATGCGGTCATGAGTCTGGTGGTTTTAAAGCAGTAAGAGAGAACCTGAACTATTCAGCTAAAGGACTGATGGGAATCTTCAAGAAGTATTTCCCTACAGGACAGCTTGCAGTCAACTATGAGCGTAAGCCAGAGAAGATTGCTAACCGTGTTTATGCTAACCGCATGGGCAATGGTCCTGAGACATCCGGAGATGGCTACAAGTTCCGTGGAAGGGGTTTTATACAGTGTACTGGTAAAAGCAATTATGCTGCATTTGACAAGACAGTTCCTGAAGATATACTAGCGGATCCAGAATTAGTTGCTACTAAATATGCTCTTGCAAGTGCTGCTTGGTTTTTTAACAGCAACAATCTATGGAAGATTTGTGATCAAGGTGCAACACCAGCTGTTGTTTGTGCCGTTACAAAAAGAGTAAATGGCGGGCAGATAGGGATTACGGATCGCCAGAAGCATTTCAACGAATACTATAAACTACTTGTATAATTATGGCAGCTAAGAAAGCTACTGGTGAGTCACGCAAAGTTGTGTTTGGCACACGTAGAAAAGGGAAACACTCCAAGTCAGTTGGGCCTAAGGCTCAGAAAAGAAAACGTTACAAAGGCCAGGGTAGATAACCTGGCTTTTTCTTGCAACCAACATTTTAGATATGAAAATATTATTTACCCTTACCCTATGGTGCGTATCCTTAATAGTAGGAACAGGCATCACGCTGCAGAGCTACTGGACTTACATGGTTTTGGCACATCCTACAATAGCCAGGGACATGATACTAAGAGCAGATCCTAGTATATCTATTGGGTCTGTAACCAACAAAGTGGTGATGGGCCAGATGACTGGTAACCGTAACCTGGAGTTTGGTGTAAAGAATATCTTAGAAGAGCTAGTGTCAGAGGAATATACTCTGAACCCTTATGCTACTACCAAGATTGAAGTAGAGATCCTTTACCTGGATGTCCTGAAGACACAGAGCAACCTGTCTGTATTCCACAAAAATACGGAAGCTGTGGTTGTCCGGATGAAGGGAAAGCTTATTAAAGATGGTAAGGTAGTCAAGACAGTTATAGCAGAAGAATCTGCAGAAGAAGTGTCTATGGCTGCTGTACTTATAGATCAGGGAGGAAAGTTTAATAATACCAATTTATCAACTGCTATTAAGAAATCCTGTAACACCTTAGTTAACAAGCTCCTGAAATGAAAAAACTGTTCTTATTTGTAACAATTTTATTTACTTTTTGTTACAACTCCTTTGCTCAGAATAACATCAAGTTAAAGTTAGGTAGTGCTTCCACTAACACGAATGTTAATGGGGCAGTGATTAACAAAGGAGATGAATTCATTGTATATGTAAAAGCTGATGGTAACGGTAATACTACTTCCAGAGCCTTGTACTTTGATTTTGAATTCCAGAACACAGCATTTCAATTAATCAGTGTTACCCACACAGGAACTGGAGGTAATGGAGGTATTCTCCCTTACGGATCTTCTATTACTTTGGACACGTATACTTACCCAGGATATTCTTGGAAAGCAACTTCTACCAATACTACTGTTAATGGTAATACAAACTATGCCAACGCTCAGTACAATTATACTCAGGGAGGTAATAAGACTATTATAAGAGCTTACCTGAACTGGGCTTCACCTAATGGTATGCCATATGCCGGTGGCTTTGATGATTTACTAAAGCTTAGGTTCAAGTTAAAGACAGATTCACCTGGTTATGCTTGGGATCCTATCAAGATGAACTTTGCAGCTGCGTACAATCAAGATGGCTCAACAGGAGCTACAGAGATGAGCACGCCTTTGACTAGTGTGGTTGTTCTTGATCCTACGGCCACAAAATATGTTAGCCCTACCATTGAGACCAATTCAAATATTGATGCCTTTACACTGCACCGTGTGTTGTTTTTAGACCCGGCTGCTAATGTAGGTATTATGACGGATGCTACCAGTACAGGAGAGATTCCTATTGACCAGACTAAACTGGCTCCAGACACAGAGTATAGAGTAATGATGATGGTCAACATGGACAGCATGCTGGATCTCTTTGATGCTGCAGCTACCGTGTCTGATTATACTACAGCACAGGCTGAGTTTGTGTCACAAAACCTGGATGGTACATTCAAAGGTCAAAGCATTATTACTGGAGCTGGATTCCTTGCAGCAGACGTTAACCGCAGCAAGGTATTTGACGGCGGAGACTTGACTAAGCTATATGGCCATGTTATTGGGGTTACAGATTTAGAAGCACTGCCAGCTAACCATGTTCCTGGTACAGATATGTACAGGAGCGTTCCTACATTTACAGACAGTACATACAATGCAATGACTGCTGCTAACTGGAAAGATGTTGCTAACAGCTATGTGACTTTCAAAACAGGTAAGATTGGGGAAAACAAGCCTCTAAAGCTTAAGTTCATGATACCAGGAGACATCAACCGCTCTCATAGTTCTCAGGTAATGATTGGCAACACTATTGCTACCAATGCTGTCCCGTCATTGAAGAAGAACTTGGCTGCTAATCCAACAATGAACTTGTTGATTAACACTTCTCAAAAGATTCCATCTATTGATGTTATCATGAAGAACCAGACCATTACAGCTAGTACTATTGAGATTCCTATTGATATCAACACAGGCACTAGTAAACTGGCTGCACTGCAGTTTGAGTTTACTTATGATCCTACAAAGATCAAGTTCGAGAGTATCTCTAATTCGTTACCTAATACCTGGTACACCTTTGTAGATGCTAAGAATGGTAAGATTAAGTTTGGCTCTATTGATAAGGATGCTAAAAATCCTCTTATAGGCACGCATACTCCTTTTAAACTTAAGTTTACTGCCATCAATAACCCACTTGACCTGAATTCATACATTGGCATTTCTCCTAACATGGATGCTGCATCAGTGACAGGTTATCAGTTAGGTATTAATCTGAATACTACAGCCATCAAGCTTACTGGTTACAACAATTTCTAATCTACCACTATGAAAAATACATTTGCATTACTGCTATTGGTCTTGTTCATCTATGGATGCCAGGACCTGGAGAAATTCGAGAGCGAACCAATTAATTTAGGTGCAAAGGCTACCAGTACAGAAATACTAAGCGCAACCACTGAGTCAGGCAAAACAACTGTAGTATTCTCTGTAACAACAGGGGCTAAGTATTCTGTGCAATTGTATTCTATTGGATCTATGGAGCCTTTAAAGACCATGAGTCTTACAGCCGGCACAGATATTACTACCAAAGTATATGACTTTACTGACCTACCAGATGGGTTGTATGATCTAACATTAACAGATGTATCTGGTGTATCTGTTAAAAAACCATTACTTATCAAACACTAATATCATGGCAGAAGAACAAGAATCAGGTGGCTCTTTCAAGAGCGTACTAATTGGCCTGGCTAGTACCATTGCTCTAGGAGTAGGTGGCTACGTAACAAAACAACTTACAGGAGAAGAGGAAGCAGCTCCGGCAGCTACTACAGCAGCAGCTCCAGTGATCAACATCAACCAAGCTGCGGCAGCTCCTGCACCAGCGGGTAAGACAGTGATCATTAAGGAGAAATCTGCAGCTCCAGCAGCACAAGCAGCTCCGGCTAAGCCTAAGGCTCCAACAGCTAAAGAAGAGTTAGAAAAAGCTCCCGCTTGGTAATGGAACAGGCTACAGGTTTTAAAGAACTCCTTAACCTGATGATGACAAGACGTTGGCTAATTACAGCCATGGTTCTTGGAGGATTCATGTTGATTATAGGAGGCATATTTCTGGCTATTGCACAAAATACAGCGATAGCAGGAGAGTGGAAAGAATTATTACTGTTATTATTAGGAGCTTTTATTGGCTCTTATGGTAAAATCATTGACTATTGGTTCTCTGATACAGACAAGGACAAGATGTTAGTCCAAAAGATGGATGAGGAGGACGGCGTTAGTCTGTCTAATACATCTGCTACAAATGAATAAAGTCTATGAAAAAGCAAAGAATTTACTTAAGTGCCTTGTGTATCTTATTTCTCAGTTTCACAGTTAGAGCTCAAGTAGCTACTACTAAGACAGAAAGCTACACAGCTGGATTTGAAAAGAAGATCAACATAGACTCATTGATGGATTATGAAGGCCCAACCATTCCTGTTCAACTCTTATCTCTTGGTATCAATGACGATGTCTATGCTGCTTATCCAGAACTCAAGGACAAAAGAGTGGGTCTTGGTGTCACTAATATAGTCATTGAATTCCTAGAGGAGACTGGCCGGTTTACCTTCACTGAAGACAAAGCGGAAATTAAGAACCGCATGGTAAAGCAGTTCCAGGCTTCTCAAGCAGGTATTTCCCAGGACAAATTAGATGGCCGGGGTAAGATCAGACTGGCACACTACTTTGTGTACATTGAGGTATATGATTTCTCTGTATCAGAGGATGAATCTATTTCTGTAAAGGACGGCGTGAAGCAAACAGTGGTTACACGCCTGGGTATGCAGGTAAAATTTGTCAATGCAGAGACCGGTGAATTCTTCACAGGTTCTGGACTAGGGGAGGCTAAGACAGTAAGAGAGGCAACATTGCTTAATGATGCCAACTTGTCTGAAGTTAAGTTCAATCAATCAACAATAGGTATTACTACTAAGAAAGCCCTGGAGACAGCTACAAGCCGCATCCTGGTTAGAATGATTAAGAAGAAGATCTTTTCAAAATAATGAAATACGTACTAGCACTGTTGCTGTTTGGCATAAGTATGTCCTTAAAAGCACAGGTGCTTGTACAAAGTTTTGTGGACCCTTGTTCAGGGGTAGTGACTACAGTGACTGTGCCAATTAATAATGGGACAGTCGTTGTGGTTTATAGAGGTCAGAGTAAGCTAGTTACAGCTAATGACATTACAACAGGAGCTTTACAAGCCTGGATTACCACACTTACCCTGAATTTCCCTTGTCCACAACAGCAGCAAGTAGTTAACCAGGTAGTTGGCCAGGCAGTAGCAGCGGCAACAGCCCAGGCTACAGCTCAGGCAACGGCAGCAGCAACCAGCGCAGCCACAGCAGCGGCTACTTCAGCAGCAACGTCAGCAGCTAGTTCTGCAGCATCCGGAGCAGCATCATCAGCCGCCAGCTCAGCGGCGTCCAGCGCAGCATCTTCTTCAGCGGCATCTACGCCACCTGCAGCAAGCACATCTAGCTCTAGCAGTAGTTCTAGTTCATCATCAAGCAGCTCTTCCAGTTCATCTGAGGGTGGATCCAGTTCCAGTTCTGGGGAAAGTAAGTCCAGCAGTTCTGAGGAATCCAGCAGCAGTTCAGGGGAGTCTAAAAGCGAAAGCAAAGAGGAGAGTAAGAGTGAAAGCAAATCAGAAAAAAAGAGTGAAGAGAAGAAGTCTTCTAAAGGTTCTGCTAAACAGGCCAGGGTTAACCCTATTCTGTATAGTTCTGACCTTACTATGGCTGGGACTCCTGGCGATGGCATCTCTGCTATTGTCTCTTTGGGGATGTCTAAGAGCTCTCTTATGGGCAATAGTTCCTGGGGCCTCTCGTCCATGATCTGGAGTACCCTGGACCAGTTTGCACTGTCCGGGAGATACACCAAGATGAATTTCTATGATGGACAGCTGATCAGTATATCTAACTTTGGTATTACCGGGGTAAGTATCCAGGGTAACTACATTGGTTTTGTTACTGCAGCTTCTATAGTTCCATTAAATAAGTACGGGGTAGCTGGTGGTAACTATACCTTGAGCTTCGTACCGGTGAGTGAGGGATTGAATATCTCTAATAACCTGTTAGTGTTCTACACACTACCTATTGTCTTCTCTAAAAGGCTTACGATTTCTCCAGACATCTACATTTCTGGAAGTTCTCTACAATATACTACAGTAGATAAGACTGTAGCCAGTTCTGAAAGCATGAGTTTTATGACCGGTGCTGGAATTGACTACAGCCTCACTAAAAGATTCAAACTCAACTTGGGACTAAAAACAGTACTTAGCTCTATGGCAGAAGTGCCGGCAAGCTATATGCTGCAAATAGGTACCAAGTTAAATTTGTAATCTATTTTAGTCTCCACACCCTTCTTGCTTTGTCTAGCTGCATTCTGGATGTAATGGTAAAGCCAGGTTTCATCCGTGCATATTGTTTAGCTGCATAATGCAACACATTAGGAGACTTTGCAATTTTGTCTGTTGCTGGTATTAAAAAGCTGTCACCTGGTTTCATCAGCTCAAAAGGAAATTGATGCTCATCATATGCCTTTCTGGATCCTGAAATAATCACTCCACTTTCTACTTTGTAGATGTAAGTTTTAGGTTTAACCACTACATCATTTTTCATAGGGGTGTTTTTTCTAGTGATTTTAGCAATTGCGGGTGTTGTTTTCTTAGACTTCATACATTAAGCATTGGTTAATAATGAAGTAAAATTATAGCTGCCTGCTAAGAAGCTCTCTATTTTAATTAATGGCAGTAACCAGGTTACCAGATGGTAATAATAGCAGGGAATAAACTACTCCCTGCTATGTTATTTTACTGTATAATGTTACCTGTAGAATCTACTTTATAGAGACCTTTACCATCAAACACACAGAGTTGTTCCTGGTATTGTTCTACATTATGGAAACTTCTGAAGTCTGCACCTTCTACACCAATAAAGAAAGCTTTCTCTGAGTAGATGTTGCAATAGTCTTCTGCATCTGTGATGATGAGAGAGTTTTCTCCAATTCTCTTGATGTGTTCAACTACTGCATTGATGGAAGTTCCACCTGAGCAGTGCATACCCAAGATGTCCGCGACTTTAGTACCGCACTTTTTGACCTGGGTATTGAACTCATAGATCTCATTGACCATGTTTAGTTCCTTCATCTTAAAGGCAAAGGACTTAGCAAAGTCAAGCTTGGTAATTCTAAAGCCATCTGAAGATTTCACACCACAAGAATCACTCATAGAGCCTGAGATATCTATATACAGGTTGATCTTACCCATTCTCTTGATGTCTCTGACCATGATGTCTTCAGCCATGACTACCCTAAGCTTAGGATGCAGCATGTACATGTCTTCTATCTGGTCAACAGCACCATTTTCAAACAACGAGTCAAACTCAACTTCTTCTCTGGCAGAGAAATAACTCACAGAGCGGTCCATGATCTTCTTGATGAAGTCTTTTACCCGGCCCATGCTCATTCTGACTTTCTCCAACTCACTAATAAGCCTGCGAAGTTTCTCTGGATCTACTTTATCTAGAGCCCCCCTGTCTCCAGTGGTGATAGCTTGCCATGTTTCTTCCTGCTCTTCTTCAGACATGCTGTCATTCACAGTCTGGCAGGTATCCTGGGCTTTTTGCATAGCTTCTTTGAGCATGTTCTCATTGTTCTTCTGCTTAAGCATATCTTCCAGGATTTTATCCAGGCTTTTAGGGGAACTCTTGGTGTTGCCTTTACCAGCTCCACCATCATGCTGAGGCTGACCGTCTCCTTCTGGACCGTCTTCTTGGTCTCCAGAGTCATCATTATTACCCTGACCATTTTTACAGGCTTGCTTCATCATCTCTTCATACTCATCTGGCTTTTGCAGCTTGAGTAGGGTAAGCATATTAATGAAGTATTCCATAACGTGCTTGGTAAAGATCACACTCTTCAGATTGGATCCTTCTGTCATGATCTTGGAGATAGGATGGTTAGCCTTTTCCAAGAACTTATAACGCAGCTTGTTCTCCTCTGAGCGGTCTTCAAATTCCAGCTGATCTATAGGCTTATTGAACAGGTTATAAAAGTCATTCACCAGTCCCTTAGGAAAGCTGTGATACACTTCACTCCGGTGTTCTGTCAACTCTTTCTCATCTGTGGTAAGACCACGCTTTAAGGAGAGACCTCTTAGCTTTTCCAGATTATCAGTGCCCATTACATGCTGTCTAACTGACATGTTGATACCTGTCTGGTCAATATAATGTACGTGGGGCTTAATTAGATCTGGTCTCTTATAACTATCTATGGTCTTAAAAAAGCGGGAGCCGGACCCCGAGAAGTCCAGCTCACCTTTTCTGCTTTTTTCCAAGATAGTGTAAACATTACTATACTTTTTTACACTAGCCATGGGCGTTTAATTAAAATGGTTGAGCACTAACAATTTCTGATTGAGACATGTCTGCATCTTCCAGCAATTCTGCAAGAGTTTCCTCATCTGCAGCTCCTTGCTGAGACGCAGGATGATGCTCCAATACATATTGGATAGTCATCTCAATTTCCTGGATCTGATCTTCATCTACCAGGTTCTTTGCAGCATAGCCACCTACCATCATCTCAATTTCAGCCACAGCAAGCTCAAGAGTCTGCTTGTCATTGTGTGACTTCAGCATCTCGATCTTACTCATAATGACCTTCATCTCTGTAGAGGTAAGCTGGTCACCTAACTGAGTACCGGCGTTCTTGCCTACCATGATCTCTGCCACCTTTACCATGGCCTTGTCTACACTGGAATCCCAGATAAAGCTTACAGCCTTAGTTAACATAGGTACGAAAGTCAAGGTACGATCTGAGCTTTGGTTGTAAGCTACCTGCAAGTATTTCTCCAATTTAGTCTTTGGCACAATCACTGTGTCAATTTCTGCCTTGCTAGGGATACCAATAGTGAACTTCTCACGGTAGTCACGGCTGCCTTTCTCATAGTATTTGATCATGTCACCTGCAGATACACGGGATACCGGCATCTTCAACATGAAACGGTCCCAGAAAGGTGAGCCAATCTCATCCTTAGGGATCTCATTACAAGTAGCTACGAATAACTTCCATTTACATTTGATCTTCTGCTTACCAGAGAACAAGAACTTCTCATTCATTACACCTAACATGGCATTACGGATTGCTGAACTAGCTTTGTCTACCTCGTTGATAATGATTACCTCAGCCTCTGTAATAGGAGCTGATAATTCATACTGATTTTCCGTGAAGAGCTTGCCTAAGTCTGGCATGCCTTTAATTTCTGACTGCTTAGTGCCTTCGTCTGTCTCCAGGATATAGATCTTCTCCATGAAGTCTTTCTCTGTAGCCAGTCCGTTCTTTAACAAGTATGCCTTAGCATATTCTATAACAGTCTTTGTCTTCGCCACACCTGGATTACCTTGTAACAACAAAGGAAGGCTGGTAGATTCTGCCAGAGCAAGCATCTTAAATACTTCTCCTTTATTGATCAAGGAAGTTTCAATAGTGCGTACTTCCTGAGTCTTATTTTTTGTCATGTTCTTTACTTTTTGAGCCATCTTTTCTTTTGTCTTTCTGTAGGTGGATATTTGTTTTTCTTGTTCTTCGGGAGATAATAGTGGAATTGCTTTCTTAACAAGCTTGAAGGAGGATTCTCCTACAAACCCGTCAAAGGCATAGTAATCAGGGTGACCATTACATTTATAGAGATGTGGATCTACAATGCGGTAACCTACTTGGTCAGCCACATCTGTAGTATACTTACCTACCTCTGCAATGATTACTTTGGTCCCTATTTCTTTAGCAGGAAATCCTGCACCAGACATTATTACTTCTACTTCATCTCCTATTTCAAATTTTGGGATAATTGGATTTGCTGTCATCTGTCTTTTAAAGGCTAAGGAAATCAGCCATGTCTTGAGAAGGAGCAGCAACTGACTGCGCTACTTCAAAAGTCTCTTCAGCTGTAACCACTGGTAGTTCTTCTTTTTTGCGTTCTTTCTTAAAGTCTTCTTTAGTGTCATCAATTACCACAAACAAGCGGAATGTTGGTTCAGCATCCTTCAGCTTAGGGTGGTTCTTGATTGCCATTACTTCTTTGTCAGAAGCATTATACGTTTCCTGTATAGAGCCATAGCCCTGGTCATCTTTCTTAAACCATGACAGACCATTTCTCAGGTCTTCCATTAATTGGCTCACGTAGAGCTCTACTTTGTTTGATTTACTTGACATACTTACCATGTTATACAATAGTCGGGTCCGTTATTATCCCTTAATACGGCATTAATCTTATTAAACACGTCATTACAGTCCCACTGCTTTTTCTGTGCATACGCAGCAGAGGCAGGGTGAGAGACCATAAACTTATAATGGTTGCTAGAGACCAGTGGCTCCAACTCCTGTGCTTTCTTACCCATGAATACCCAGATTAATCCCGGATTATTCCAGGACAAAATGTCTATTACATAGGTGGTGAAGTCTTTCCAGAGCTCATAGTGTGAGCCGATACTGTTTACCTCTACAGTGAGGGCAGTATTTAGCAACAGCACGCCCTGGTTAGCCCAACGCTGCAGGTTTGGATCCTGGTAGGTTGGGAAGCCTTGGTAGACTGTTTCCTCTATGGCCTCAAAGATGTAGCGCAGGGACGGTTGGGCAGCCATGCTCTTAGAGCATGAGAATGCCATACCATCTGCAATATTCATTTGAGGGTAGGGGTCTTGTCCGACTATAACTACCTTGAGGTCTTTATAGGGACATTCTTCAAAAGCACGGAATACGTCTTTGAGGGGAGGAGTAAACCTTTTGTCCTCAGTGCGCAGGTTGTGCAGCTTATCTAGGACTTCAGCAAAGTCCTGGGTCATAATAAATGCCTTGAGCTTGTCAGCCCAGCCAGCAGGTCTGATCTTATCTACCAGTTTCTCCTGGATCTGTTGAATATCAACACTGATTGTATTCATAATATGTAGAACTTGGTTATATTTGTAGAACTAATTTATACACTATGAGCAATACTGCAGGCGTACCCACTCTTCCACCCAATACCCTGGTCCCTATTGAGTTAGGAACCGGATACGTGGGTAAACTTTATGAACTAATGGCCTATCTGATTGCAGATAAGTCTCCTGACGAGCTTACACTACTAGATGAAGCCATTAAGAACAATACATTCGAGCAAGAGCCTTGGATGAAACACTACATGACTGTCATTGTGCTGCTAAAGCATATTGAAGAAGTAGCTATTGCTAAGAACCTGGTTACTTACGAGGACCTTAACGAACAGGGCAACTAATATCATCACCAATGGTGATAGCTGCCTGAATAGCTGTACTTAACTCCTGCTTGGTACAATCCCGGAAGCTTTTGATATGGATATCAGAGGTTTCCTGGATGACTAAGCCTGCTTTTTGTTTTACAAATAGCTTCATATCATCAAAACTTTCCCCCGTGAAGTTGCTCAACTCACGGATCATGGCATGCAATTTTGCAATCTGTGTAAGCGTACCATTCGGATCATTCACTTCCAGGTACATGTCAATGTATTGTCCCTCTTTTAACTGAGATTTAAACAGGTTATAGAGTTCCAGGTCCCGCTTGGTAGCAGGCTGGAACACATTACCTTTCATGACCATCTTACCTATATATGTCTTCATGGGAGCTCTCTTTTTTTACGCTGTAGTACTTGATCTTACTTTGGTCCAGGTCTTTGAGTGCCTCTGTAACCCACTTCTCATCTATGGTATCCCGGTAGCATAAAATATGCACCGTAGCTACATCATCCGGGTTTAGTCTGAGTAATCTACCTATGCGCTGGTTACTCTTACGCTCATTGCCATAAGCATGTAAGATGATACCGGCTCTCAGGTTAGGTACACTGACACCTTCATTAAGTTGGGATACACAGCTGAGCTTAGTGATCTTACCTTTCTTGAATGCATTGAGGTGCATCTCAGAGAACTCATTGTTAGAGTGGTAAGAGTATTCACAGAGATCATCTGCCTGGTCCTGGGTATTGCAGAAGATGATACACTTGTCTTCTATAGTAGCAAGCAGGTGCCGGGCATAGTCTTCTTTGGTCTTGAAGTCCATTAAGGCACGCATCCTCATTACAGAAGCAATCTGTTCCATCTTCTTTGTGGTAGCCTGGGCCAGTCTCTTGGTCCAATACTCATAAGACTTAACCTCAGAGGTAGTGAAGCGTTGATTCTTTAGTTCTACCTGTACATTGTTAGCTGTCCCTAGAGACATCATATGTACATGAATGCGGTAGTCATTGAGGATCTTGTCTTCTACAGCTTCATCCGTGATGTATTTATACACTACAGGACAAAACTGGTTAACCATCTGGGCTTTCTCAGAGCGTTGGTACCTTGGCGGCGTACCAGTAAGTCCCAGGATACGCCCATTAAAGGGTGCCAGGAACTGTTGGTGGCGAAACAGGAGTGAGTGACACTCATCCAGGATCACCACGTCATATGCTTTGGGATCCAGTTTAGGCAGGGAGATGTACGTAGTAAACTTGATTTGGTCTAAGAGACCAGTAAGTTTAAACTTCTGTGCATCATCTTCCCAGGACTTAAATATGGATAGTTTAGGAGCAACAATCAGTACATTTAATTTGTGCATGTTGTTGTCCTGTAACTTCTGTATATACTGGAGTCCCAGGTAAGTTTTACCCACACCCATGGAAATAGCTGCAGTACTCCGGTGATTCCTTAGTACTGCAGACAGGGCTTGTTGTTGAATTTCTTCTCTTGTATTCATGTTAATCTATTAAGGAGACATGAATGTCCCTGGGATCACTCTTGCTGGTACGAATACATAAGTGATTGATTGTTACAAATTGCTGATCTCCTTCCAATGTAAACTCGTCTTTAGCAAAGCTTAATTCTTCATACATGTAGCGGAAACTTTCCCCTGCATCCTGGCAAGCTTTGCTTATGACTTCAGGCAATATATCATGCAAGGCATCTACAATAGCTATTTCAACTGGTCTATGTTCTGGATTAAGGCCACCTGCTACATAAAACTGTGCAGAGACATCTATGTCTTCATTATCAATGTTTACCTCTAGACGTTCAAAGTCTAGGTTAGCAGGTACAGCAATCTTGATGTCTACATCAGCATTAATGTAAGAGTCCTCTTCATAGTAGTCAACTCCAGAGAATGCTTCTTCTATAGGATCAAAGACAGCTTCACCACTGGCTGAGAATTCACCTGCCCAGGATCCGTAGTCCAGCTCACTATAGCATTTTTCTTGCAGGTATTCAATGAACTCATGGTCTTCATCCGTAAGTACTGACTTGCCCACTTCAATATTTGCCCAACCAGAGTCATTACCTCCGTCCCAGACCATCTTCACTTCTATTCCATTTGCACTAAGGCTATGACACCATGCCAGTGCCCTTGCATCATCTACTATTAATTTATTTTCCATTCTTTATGACGTTATAATGTCTGACTTATCCTGTTCAATTTCTTTGAGGACTTTACGTCCCTCTCCTGGCTTGAACATCCAGTTTACCGTGGTCATATTCTCCAGGTAGTCTTTGATGGTAGGAATGAATCCCAGGTCTTCCATGACATGCTGTTCTGCAAGTATCCTGGTAGGGATCATTTTACCTTCAGAGTTAACAATGAATACACCAAACTCTTTCTCTGCCCAGAAGATGCCTTCTGCATGGTGGCGGAGTGCGCGGTGCCTCATGTCCGGGAAATGTGCCTTGGTTTCATCAAACCAGTTGTGTAGGGGCAGGTAGTCTTCTACCTTTCCTCTATGCTTCTTTACAGAAGACAGGGCGTGATGTAAGGGATGGCTCATGGTACTAGTCCTAAGTGGTATTTCTCATTGTAACGAGCTACCAGTTCTTGCCAGTAACCTCTTTCATTACCATAGCGGTGTACGACTTCTACCAGCTCAGGGAACCCTTTTGCCATCTTCTTGCGATTCTCATCATCAAGAGCAAAAATGGTATCTATGAGCATAGTGTAGCCTCTACCACACATGTTCTTCTTGTAATGGATGAACTTCTCTTCCATTTCAGTTAATTCAATGTCAACTGTACTATTCATTTTCTTCCGTATTAAGTCTGTTAATTGATAATCCCAGGGCTTTAGCTTTACCAGGGTTGTTCTCTATCCAGGTGTGACAGGGTCTGCATACTGCCAGCCAGGTGTTGATGTCATTATGTGACTCACCTCTGCCAGCCATGTGGTGGACGTCTGTAGCTGTTTTCCCGCAGCCGGGAAGAGAAGCCTGACAATAAGGATGTATAGACATGAAAGCAGTGCGCTTCTTGTCATATATACTCATTGTCTGCTTCATCTTCTGGCTAATCGGGTTTGGCCTGGTCGTTGGTTTGGCCAATGCTTTTGGAGGAGACTGCTGATACCAGCATTCTTTACAGAATTTCTCCTTGCCTTGTGACTTCCACATTACTTTTGACTGACCACACCCACTGCATATCTTGAGTTTTGGTGTGATCATGCGGCAAGGGTAAAAAAGTTAAGAGGGAGGATATTCTTTTCCATCAACTTCTCAGCTATCATGCGCTTGGTGATACCCAGGTCTTTAAAGCTTAAGTTGTTGACTACAGAATAGTCCGTATACTTCTCATCAGTGAATTCCTTAGCCAGGTCTGAGTTCCAGAACCATTTACCAAAGTGTTTCTTGATGTATTCGTTGGTCAGATCATGCTTCCATACATTGATGACATGTTGTGCCCTCTTCTGCATCTTGATGATCTGGAATTTCTCTTGATTGAGTAGGCCGGCTACCTCTTCCGGGGTATATACTGCCAGTCCGTACAGTGCCATACGGTACAGAAGTTGCTGCTTAGGGTTGAAAGCATCAGAATCAATTTCCTGGTAGGCTTTGCCCTTAAACTTCTTGCCGTACAACTGGATGTCTTGGGTACTATCATAGGGGATGACAGTAGACTTCTTGTCGTCTGCGTAAGTAATAATTATTCCTTTGCGTGTAGCTTGGATTGACTTGTTTGGATTGTAATGTCTCATGACTTGTCCAATTAGGGGTGATAAAAGTAAGTAAGTTCTACAAATAATACAATAAGGTCTACAAATAAAAAGGGGGAGCTCTCTACGACTCCCCCTTCTTGCCATGTGGCTGGATGTATAACCTATTAAAGCTCAGCAGTTTCTGCTACCATCTGGTTCAGTTTGCTGTTTTTAGCCAATGCACGAGTGGCTGCGCCTACCTGGCGGATCTCCTCACGGCAAGACTCATCATGCATGATCAGGATGTCCACAGCACTCTCATTCATGGTATAGAATGTGTCTCTGTAGATAGGTTGATCATCCACGCGGCAAATGATACCAGTGTCACCTGCAAGCTTCAAATGTTGATCAGGATTTACTGTGTTGAATGGGGTCAAAGACTCCTTCACAATGATTTTACCAGGCAACTCCTGGCCGTTGAAGAACCCACCGGCTCTTAAGTCTTCTACTTTACCTTTCAACAAGGCACTTCTCTTGGTTGGACGGAACCAGCCATCTTCAGACACGATGTTTACGGTCTGCTCTACGCGTACATACCCATACTCAGGGTTGTTGGTGGAGAGGTTGATTACATTACCAAACTCATCTCCTGTAACTTTTACGTTGTTGGACATTTTGATTCTTTTAAAAAGATTAAACAATAAAAGCCCGCACCAGTACAGTGTGTACCAGTGTGGGGTTATCATACTAGAATGTGTGTGTGAATTATTCTTCTACTTCGAAGTCAATGTCAGGGTTGACCAGCTTCTCAGCATCAGTGATTTGGGTGAGGTCTTCTACAATATCCAGGGGAATATCTGCATATTTTTTAGTAGAGGTAAGGATGGAGCCAAAGAAAGGATCTTCCACTTCATCACCATAGTTGTTGGCCATTAAGTATTCGAAGTCTTCATCAGTCATGTCAAAATACTGCTCTGTGGACATCTCAATAACCCGGCCATTAGGCATCTGGTATAACATAGTTATTCATAGTAAGTTATACAAATATAACTTCTACAAAATGTGATCAAATACCTCTACATACATACAGTGGACTATAGAGCTATAGACCTTCACGTGAAGCTCTTATGCTTCTGATTTTCTTCTTATAGTATTTATTGGTAGCGTTGATGTGCTCTTGCTTCTCATGGAGTTTTTGCCTCAATAAGGCAACCTCCTGGCTTAGTTCAGCCACCTTTTCGTTCTGAACCTTGCAAATAATGTTTGCAATGATGTTACCCATACTAGAAATTAAGTGTTAATGATTCTCCTGTTACAACAATGTTTTTTGGAGCTTGGCCTACAGTTAATGTAGCACCGTTAAACGTGTAAGTAAACCCTGCTTTAGTATTTACTTGTGCAACCTTAGTAGGAATGGTTGTTTTAGCTTCAGGTGCCTTAAGTGTACCAACTCTGGTTCTGTACTTGATCACAGATACTTGTGTATTTGTGACACCTGGAATAACCTTAGTAATTTCTTTTGGCTTTAAACCAATTGATAAGGCTTCCTGAATTTTCTGCACTGTAGCAGATGCTAAACGGGGGCTTCTTGTCTTACTCATAAGATAGATTGGAAAATAGTGAACATAAAAAAGGGCACGGATTATCCGCACCCTGCACTTTGTATTTAATTAGTCTTCTAGAAATTCACTTCAAGTGAATCTTTGTTTATGGTTACTGTTTTAGCTTGACCACTAACAGTGACAGCTATCCCGTTAACCACAAACTGCATGTCCGCAGTTTTGCCTCCTGATGAAACAACAGTGGCAGACTTTGGAGTAATACTGGCTGTAGGTTTTATAGACCCTTGAGGTCTCTTTCCTTTTAGATTAGGAAATTGTACACCTTGTTCTTTGAACTTCTTTTTATAGTTGTGAACGCTGGAAATGGCTACATCAAAGTGGTTTGCTATGTCTTCTGGAGCAACCCCCTTCTTCACCATTTCTTTCATTTGTTCAACTTCTGTAATAGAAAGTCTCTTATTAGCCATACGTTATTAGTTTAACCCTATTTGTAGATATTGACACAAATTTAGACAAACACATGAACAAAATGTATACTTTCTACAGCTTCCTTAAATAAGGTATAGTGTCTAAGGCACAGAATATGCACTACTGTTGCAAAAAAAGTAATAATTGATTATCAATGTTTTGTAAAAATCTTTGCTATCAATTCTAGGTACCTTACATTCGCTGAAACACACGTTGGATCGTTAGCTCAGTTGGTTTAGAGCATTACTTTGACAGAGTATTTTCAACGTGGTTTAACTAATTGTAAACCAGTCAGTTATGAAGGTACATGTTGTGAATGCTTACAGTAAATGGGTTAGTCTCTATGGTTCTCACACTCCGCACAATGTAATCTCTGTACAGAAAATGATCAACAGGTGGAACATCAGTTGCTTTGATGAACTACCAACTAAACTACTCACGGATAAGAAGCTTGGTGCCGTCACTTTTAATGACAGGCTTTCTATTCTAAAAAGATTCACTAAGTGGGCTATTAAGCAGAAGTACATCAAGAAGTGTCCCTTTGAAGATGTAAGCCGCAGAAGAAATGATTCCATTAACACTAAGAGAGAACCCTACAGTGATCAGGAGCTCATAGCTCTGCTAACTTACTTCTACCAGGACACTTACCTGAGAAAATACTACTACCCCTTTTTGCAATTCATGACCTTGTCAGGCACCCGTAACGGTGAGGCTACAGGGCTCAAGGTCAACATGGTTGACTTCTTTAACAAGCAGATCTTCATTTGCAAGTCATTCTCCAGGATGGAAAATGGTAAACGTGTACTGAAGTCACCTAAGACTGCCTCAGGCAACAGGTACATACCACTCACCTCAGAGCTGGAGACATTGCTTAGTCCTATCTGCAGCAGGAAGAAACCTAATGATTTTGTCTTTACTACCAGGTACAATAACCCTATAGATGACCGGCAGTTCCAGACCAGGATACTAAAGCCCGCATTACGCAAGCTCAGGATACCGGAAAGGGACCTGTATGCCTGTAGACACACCTTTGGCACCATTGCCATAGAACAGAACATGGATATCCTCTCTGTGGCTTATTTAATGGGTCACCGCAAGGCCCGGACTGTGCTGGATCATTATGCAAAGATCCGCAACAAGCCCAAGACACTGCCCAGGATTACAGGCCTTGATCAAATATCTTGAACAGACCACTGAAGGTTCCACCCATGGATACATGGTCTTCACCTTTCTTCATACTGTTCTCAGGCAGGTAGGTAAGCTTAGCTTCTTTGATGATCTCTCCTTCCGGATTAACCAGGCTAGTCTTTTCTACTTCATAGATCTTTACCTCCGTGTCATAGCGGTCCTCAAAAGTCACTATTAGGATATCCCTGGCAGGTAACTGTTGGATCTCTTCATAGCTCAGCTCCTCTTCTTGATCTTTAGGAGCTATACGCATATAAGCTTCAGTAGAAAAGCAAAGTGACTTTACTTCAAGACTCTTCTGTACAATCTTCTTTTTTACCGTAGGCAATACCTCATTGACAAAGTTGTCTTTGGCTTTCTGGTCCTTCATAAACTCTGAAGGAATAGGCATCAGCATAAGGGTATAGTTGTTTTCTTTCTCCTTACTCTTAGTGATCAAGCCCATAGTAGGATAGCAACTACCGGTTTCCTTAATGCTTTCTAATATAATATCCAGGAATTCTTTTTGGATGTCTTCTATTTTTTGCTCCTCTGTCATAGCGCATTTTTGTTAAATGAATAATGTCTTGCATAAGACGGCTCTACCCGGATAATGACTTCCTTAATTACTACCTTCTCAGATGGAACAGACAGACTTCCATCTTTCTTTCTTTCACTTAGCATGTGGGAAAGGAAGTCATCATGCTCCTCACCTTTCACCCGCACCTTAATAACATCAGTGTCTAAGATTTCCTGTATGTTACCAAAGTATACATGGTCAAAGTAGATAGACTCATCTACATCACTAGCAACAAAAGGTATATGGTGATTTAACTGTGCATGAGAGTGAATAAGCTTTTGCTCTCTAGTATCTGGGTTGACCTCATATACATTATAGTTTACACTGTTATTATCTGTTACATTGAACACATCTCTGAAGTTTGCAGGATCCTCGTTGTGGATATTTACCTCTTGGATAGTACTCATCACCAGGTCAATGGTTATGATTTGTAGCGTAGCAATGAACTCAATAGTCTGTTCTCTCCACTGCTTATGGATCAGACGGTCATCAACTATCTCTTTTACTACTTCTGCAGACAGGTTACCAAAGGTCTTGATGTACCGGATCCGGCTTGGACGCTGGTACATGTTCTCATTAAGGTAACTGTTGTTGGTAGTCAGTAAGAACATCAACCGTTTGTCTGTTTTTAGCACACCGTCCATGATAGTCAGCATAGTACTACTCTCACGGCTAAAGATCTTATCATACTCATCAATGAATATGACAGTGTCCTGCGTCATTTCAGCCAACAGGTTAGTAAAGCCTTCATATTCTCTAGGAATAATAATAACAGGCATCTGAGACTCGTTACAGATCATCTCTGCTGTAATGGTCTTACCTGTACCACGGGTGCCGTTTAACAGGATACCCATGTTACCTGACGTATTTGCCCAGGAAGTCTTTACACGGTCAATGAATGACCTCTGTACATCATATACTTTTTCAGGCAAAATAAATTGCTCTGAAATTTGGGTGAGGAATAAGCCATAGCGGTCCTCCTCCAATTTGTAGATACCCACAGGTAGTTGCTCTGTTTGTTGGGATACCTCTCTGATACGGTATTCACTGTTACTTTGAATCCAGTTATTCTTCATTTACTGATTAGGAAAAATGTACTTACTACACCCACCACCTTGATGAGTATTCGCCAATAATCTTGTAAGCTAGTCTGGTAGCTTTTTTCTCAAGTTCTTGGGCCATTAGAGCAGAGATCAGGTCTCTGTCAGCAGGATCCAGGGTATACCTAGGCTCCTTCTTTAGTTTTTCAATTACCAATGAATACGTGGAACGATACTTATCAAAGTACACTCCAAGATTATCATACTCTAACTGATTGTTCCAGATCACTTTACCATCTGGGGACACTGTATAGTCCTGGGCAAAGTACTGGTCCGGTTCATGAACATAATACCCATCCTGTAACTTGTTTAGTAGCTTCAGTGTGGTTTTCATAAGCTCAATATCTCGTTGACTGCAGGTAAAATGCCCATTATTCTCAAAATAGACTATCATATGGGTCAGCTTGGTAATGAGAAGCTGATTGATGTAATAATAGTCCCAGTCATTGTCCTGCCATATGGTCTTGAACCACCTGGCAAGGTTCCTAATGCTCCTAAAAAAGCATTTTATCTTATACATGTAGCGTTTTAGCAGCATAATAGTCTTTAGAAAATGTAACGGATGGATTCTATAGGGAAATACTCTGCATACAGTGTCTTAAACTTTTGCACCAGTTGAGCTTTGAGCTGGTACTGGTAGCGGATGTTGTCTGCTGCATACTGAGAGTCTTTAGCTTCCTGAAACTGCGGCATCCAGCATAGTTCATTAACAGCATCACTGTTACGCTCATGTTGGATATTGTTATAGGTCAGGAATATACATTCACTGGACACTTGTACACCGGCAGCCTTGACCTGCTCAAAGAGTTCCCGGTAGTCTGTTAACCATCCTTTATAGTAAACAATAGGAGAGAAGTTAATGTGGACTTCCAGGTGCTCTTGTAGTACCGGTATCATGTTGATGCGGTCAATGATCTTGTCTGTACCTGGTTCCAGGACATCTGAGATCTTCTGTGGCATGAGAGATACCCGCAACCGGTGCTTACCTGGACTAAGGTCATAGGTCAGCGGGAACTTGGTTGGGTACTTGGTAGCAAAAGTGGTCTTGAGCTTTGGGTGAGCATTAAAGAACGTAAACACCCGCTGCCAGTCATACTGCTTGTGGTGCAAGGCTACGTCAGTAGAACAACCAATGTCAATAGTATAGTACTCAGGATCACACTGGTTTGGTACTTTAGGCCAGGGCTGAGCTTCTACCCATTGGTCTATACTCATCAAGATCTGGTCAATGTTTTCATTCACATAGATCTTGTCATTGTTGTACCTGCCTACATAGCAATAGGAGCTCATGCAGCCTCCGAGCTAAAGACACCCGTACACGAAATTAGGACTTACAGCATCAGAGCTGCGTCCATTATCCCGTGTAACGAGTGTCTTAGTATTTTGTCTAATTATTTTGCTCATAACTTTTCTTTTAAAAATATACTGTCTTTTAATGTGTGAACTTTACCGTTTAAATGACGATTCATGTTGGAGCGGTCAATATTCAGTTGTCGACATGCTTCTCTTATACCAGGCCATACTTTTACTAACTGTTTAGATAGATCGTATTGGTATAAATTAGAAGAGAGCTTATTTAATGCACCTTTGGGTTGTACAGCAGCTAAACCATTTACAAATGCGTGTTTAGTATTCTCAGCAGAAGTAACCCATTCAAGATTTTCAGGAGAGTTGTTCAGTTTAAAACCACTAATGTGGTTAACCTCTGGCTTGTTTTCCGGATTAGGTACAAAAGCTTCAGCTACTAATCTGTGTAATAACAGATCATACTTTTTAGTGTCAACACTTATGCAGAACTTATAATATCCGTAAGTAGAAACGGAAAGTTTAAGAACTTTTTCTGGCATATAAGCTGTTCCACCAGATTTACAGTTTCTGTGTCTGGCAAGACGTTTTACTTTACCAGTATTGGAAACTTGAAGTATACCGTGAAATGAGGGTACATCTTTCCAAACTTCTCCTAACATAAAATTAGGAGAAACTGCATCAGAGCTTCTCCCATTGTCCCTGGTAGTCAGGGTCTTCGTTTTTTGCTTGATCAGTTTCATAACTTGTTATGGTAATTTTTGGTAATCCTCTACAGAGGGGCGTCTTCTTAAACCACTGCCTACCCATATCTCATTGCCTTTTACATAGTCCCAGAAGGTTCTGTAAATAGTGTGAGGGAAAGCATTGCTTAAGTAAAACTTACAGTGAAAAAAATTACTCTCCCACTTCAAAGCTTCTAGCTCCTCTACATTATACTTAGGTAATTTTAAATAGTATAGATAGTGAAAGACCAGGTACAGGAAATGAGATGCAGGTTTGGCCACGGTTATGAAGCATGCGCCAATAAATCTTACTAGGTAGTGCATAGCTAATTGGAGGTTAAGTTTTTCTTGATTTCAAAGTTACCCATAACAATTACCCTCTCATTACCTGCATCAAATATGACACCTCTACCATAGATTCTAAATGAGTCAGTATGGTAGGTTTCTTGCTCTGTTTTAATGGTATATACTTTTAAAGTAGGAGCCATAATGTATGCTAAGAATTGGCCTATACCTACAGCTACGGCAAATATGCTCATTGTAAGTAGTACACCTTTGATAAGAGATTTTTCTCTATATGTTAAACTCATATCTTGTTCTTGTTAAGTGAAACGTTGCGTAGGTACCGGGCTTTGTCAGCCTGGCTTGCAGAAAAGAATCCGGCTGCAGTACGTGTTATCCTCAGCCTACGAGTGCAGGCATCACAAGGATAAGACATATACGGACGGTCCTTTATTGATTTAGCCACCAGTTCAGGATCCTGAAGGTGACCACACCAGCCACAGGTAAGTTTGTGACTTGTCAAACGCGGAAAAGGTGTACCCGAGACACCATTACGGTTCTTAGGGTAAGTCCTTTTCATGAGAATTCTTTCTTTAGTTGTTTGTGGCCTTCTTCGGCTTCTTTTTGTGTCTCATAGTACACTTTCTTATACATCTTAGACCAGATAATTCTCTTGTTATTGTATGCAAAGACTGCAGTAGCAAAATGCTTACCTGCTTCTTGATTGGATACTGTAGTAGAGATATAGTACTGGTCATTCACCACTTCTTGTTTGCTAAACTCTGCCATCTTCTTTTTTAGTTTGATTGTACGGGATATGCATCCATTCTACTACAGTGCCAAGGGAATTAGTAGACCATGGTTCATACCACTGACCCTTTTCATAAATACGAAGCTTTATAGAACCAGTATCCATTCTGCAGATATAGCTTCCATTTTCTTTAGGGGGATCTTGATGCCAAGGATTAGCTAACTGCTCTGCTTGCCACCTGGCACCTGCAATAAAGTCCATTCTACTTACATCACAAAGATACTGTTGATCAAAGTCTAGCCCATTTACTTCCTCCCAGTTATCTGAGTAATACAAAGCAGCTGCTTGTAATAGATCTTCATTACTCATGATTTTTGAGGTTTATAAGACGATAAACATATACAAACAGTATAATCAGTACAATAACTAATAATGTACGTACCAAATAGATTGGCATCATATCTACTATAAGAGATGAACCTGCTATGATAAGTAGGAACACCACAAGAATTATTGTTGTTTTTAGTAAATTAATTAGCATCTTTTTGTTGTGTATTTAGTTGTTCTAATTGATCTGTTGTCCAGTTTTGTAGAAGAATAAGTATCTCTAGCTTTTTTTCATCTGCTATAAGCTGAAACTCAGAATGTACAGTAATAATGGGGTTATTTGTATCAATTTCCCCATTAACGTTTATATACAAACTCATGTGTTTTGTTGCTTACGTGTATGCAACTCAGCTTCTGCTTCGAACTGTGCTTTATCTAGCATCATGTCAATGTCATCTTTAACTGTAGAACACTGGTTGATCATTCTTTGTACAACATAAGGCTGAAGCCCATAGTACATAACTTCAACATCAAAGTCTTCATCAGAAAACAGGTTAATCATATGCTCTTGACTAATATCAAGTACAACAAAGTGCTTATACTGGTTGGTTATAATCTTCCAGAGTATAGTTAGCTTAATTAATAGCTTATTCATTGTCCTGTTGTTTAGCATCATTAAAACCTTCTAAATAACCTCTTCTGAAGCCAACAAAACTATAGGCTTCCACAACTGTTTTGATACGGTCTAATTCTTCCTGTGACATACCTGGGTGAAAGGTTGGATGGATTCTTACTATCTCATCTGAGAAAGCTCTTGCTTTTTCTATAACAGCAGACAAAAAACCATCATCTTCACCTCTGCCGTCTATAACATCTTCGGGGCACTCTTCTTCTTTACTCATTTGTCTTTTTGTTTATCTAAAAAAGGTTTCTCTAAGTTGTCGCTCATGCTGTACTGGATGACATTGGAGCCTGGGTTTACAGCTGCTCTCAGCAGTTGTTCCAAGTCTATACCTTTAGCTTCCATGTGGAGCATGATAGTACCTACTAAGCCAATAACACTTTCTTGACTTAACCACATTTGGTTGCTGGTAGCTCGTCCAGATGATGCAGGATTTTCTATTACCAGTACATAACTACCGTCTTCTAAAGTACTGACCGAGATGACCCGGTTGTCTTTATAGGTAGCCTGTACATAATCAGCAACAGCTATTTGAGTACCATCTCCGGTTATTATTTTACCGTAATTGTTACCTTCTTCAGGTGCTTCTTTATTCTCCATCATCATCTATATAATTGTTATGTAATCTAACAAAGTGTTCAGCTAGTTCTTGATTAAGTTCTCCTGGACGTACTACTGTATAATCTTGTAATGTATCCATTTCATCTTCCCTATATGAAATAGGTTCAACAGGAACAATAGCTCTGCACCAACACTCTTCACCTTGGCTACAAGTGTCTGTCTTCCACTTTACTTGTAATGATATTTCTTGTGCTTCTTCGTAAGTCATTTGTTTTGCTGTTTAAAATAAAGCTTTAACTTTTTCTACTCCCCAGGTGTACTCACTATCCTTATCGATACGGAAATAGTAGTGACCACCAGACTGTGTAGCTTTATGCCTCATCATCCACAGTGTAGTATTACGTAGTACGTGAATGACTTCTTCATTACCAGACCAGCCTAATGTGTGGATCTCTAGCAAACCGTCTTCATAGACAACAGCATCATCATAATACCAGATGGACTGGATATACTCAATAAGGTCAGTGAAGTCTAGGTTTTTGTAGTACTTACCTAAAACATAAGTGCCATTGACAAAACCGCAGCTCCAGTTCTTGATATAGTTTAAAGCTGCTTCTGTTGGATAACCATCTTCATCTAATAACTTATCTGGATAAGGGTAGTTTAATAACTCATCTTCATTATGAGTTGGTAGTTCGTTTTGATTAGATAAAGCTCCTGCTAGATATCCATTAATCCACATTTGCTTATCATCTTGACTACATCCATCGCAGCCAACCCAAGCCTGTTCTGCTTTATTTTTCAGTTCTTCTTTACTCATTTGTCTTGTTGCTTTGATCTTTGAACCTTTTCATTAATTGCATCAGCAATGAACTTGCCAACTTC